TCTCTAATGCTCTTCCTACCCAAATCGGGAAAGAAGTGAACAAGATGACTCAACTGTGTCCTTGGGCCATCTCAGCCATTCCGGCTGTGATGGAACGATGGCAATCCAAGAAGTTTCGTCCGAACTGGTACTTGCCTGTGCATCTGGGAGGTTACGGCGTGTCGCTCAAGTTTGCTCCTGAAACATGGAGGGTAACTGTGGAGCAGCGTCGGATCGCTGCGTATTTTATCACCCAACCTGCGATGTCTCTATTTCGTTGCAAAGGTTTACCCATGCCGACGAAAGAGTTCCGCGGTGCTGTCGCAAACTGGAAGATGGAGAAGTGGGATGACCCTCCGGGGGAAGTTCCGGCTGATCCATGGCTGCAGCGTATCGCTTACGCCGCGCGTGCAGCGGGAGGAGAGGCGCCTGAGGTGGTCGATGATGACCGGTTCCTAATGCGCTCTTTTCGTCGTCTCTGGGCGATTTCGCCAATGAGTCTGGAAACGATGTTCTCCTATTGGGCGGTTCGCTTTTCTGCAACTGCCGTCCCAGTTTGCCCTCCTTTGTCTTTGCTGCGTTATCCTGATCGGCGGCTTCTGTTGAAGCTCGCTCGCGAAGATATGTTGCCTGTTGATGTGAAACGACCAGCTAGTCCTGCTGAAAAAGTAGGACCGCCGATTCGGGTTGCTCAACGGGTGGCGTATCCTCCCTATATCGTCGCCGCAATGCGGCGGTGTAGGAGGGTGGGTTTCTCCGCTCAGGTAGACGAAGTGCATGACATGGGGAGCTGGACGGTGGACGTCAAGGGGTTCTAACGACGGCTGCGGGCCGGGCCAAAACTGGTGATAGGTTAAGAGCCTGTCTCAATACTTCCGTGCTAAATTCTGCGACGGAGTGCATTCTGAGGAGTGCGCTCAGCGTCAGTGCTCTGGACTACAACAGGGGTGGTGCCGTAATCGACATCATTTTTGGGTGTGAGTCCTCGAGTGCTAAATCGCTAACGTTCGACAGATAAATGCCGACAGACTGGAACGGCCGTAATCGTTGGGGTGTACAGTCGCCCGTGGTACCAACCACACGACTTGAGGGGGGTCCCTGATGTCAAGTCAAAAGAAGAAGGCCGCCACCAAGGTGACGGCGAGGCGCAAGCGCAATGGAGGAGCATCTGTTGGGGCCGCATCCGCGGCTTCGATGTTTGCCCTTCCTTCTGCGATTTCGACGGTTCGAAGAAATCCAACTGAGTTCCGCCTGGAGACGATTACTCACCCCACCCAGGGGTTGGGTACTCGTATGATAGGCTCACAGCAGTTGGCGAATATCACAACGGCGAGCACGACGGATTTGACGTTCTTCACGAACACAACTCCGGCGACGCAGACCTCAACAAACCTCATTCTCATCACGCCCGACTATTTTAATGGTCGGCTGGCGGCGTTTGCAGGCTTGTATGCGAAATATGTTTCCGGCGCATCGAACTTGAATATCGGCCCATTGTGGCTACTACTCAAGCTGGAGGCGGCGTGTTGGCTATTACGCGAGATCCGCAGGTTAACGTGTCCACTGGTGCACTGACGTATTCGACGGCTCAGGAACTTGAGTGTGCCATCACTTTTGCGTTTAGAGAGCCTGCGCGCCTTGTATTTGAATACAAGGGGCCAGAGGTTTTCTTCACGGAGATTGATCCCACTTCTCAAGCGTCCTACCGTCAGACGGCGCAGGGCCAGATTGTGGGTTTGCCTTCAAGTGGTTCTCTGGGGGCTGTATCTCAGGGTTTCGTGCATCTCCACTATATTGTCGATTTGTTCTCCCCGACGCCGACTCAGGCGATCGTAGGCATCTCGGCAGTGGAGCGCGAATTCCTTAAGTTACAGCTCGCGAAGTTCCGCAAGGATCGCTCTTCGGATCGGAAGGAGTGTGACGACACATTTGATGTGGTCGTCAAGACTTCTGCGCGGCGTTAGAGTACGTACTCTACACATGCTGCTGTGCTGCCCTCAGGCAGACGAGCAGGGACCTAAAGACTAGAGTGTGTCTTAGAGTCACAGAACGGTTTGTCTCAAACTGGATATCGGTCGGGCCGTCCTTCGGGATGAAATCGATACGACTCCATGGCGGGACTCTCTCGGGCTGCGATCAGCGGATGCATTCGAAGTCCATGGTTCCTGTTCGGATACCTAGGGACGTGCAGGGAGTGAACGTGTGAAATGGGGAGACCGCATGTATTTGCAGAATCTCCACGGATGTTCACTTTTCTCTGAGCAGCGGGCCTTAGTCGCGATTCTCTGTGTCTAACGTAGCAGGTAG